CAGATCGTAGAGGTATCATTGAGGACTTACTTGATATTCAAATCTTTTCTTCCATGAACTCTTTGGTAAAAGAAAAGATGGGTGAGATCAAAGATAAAAGTGTTCAACTAAAATATGACTTGGATCTAACAGCAGAGAAAATAGAACTACAGAAACAAAACATTGAAGAAAACAAAAAACATAACGATGCTGAGATAGAAAAAAAGAAAGAAGAAATTACAAAATCAGAAGAACAAATAAAAAGCCTAAATAAGGACATAGTTCTAATTCAGAAACATATTGATGTTCTAACTTCAAAAATCCTAAATAAAGATAGCTTAGAAACAAAAAGAACTAAACTTTCCAATTTAGAAAATCAACTATCGAATAATTTAAAAAAGCTGGATAAAGAAGTTAAATTTTATGAAGATAATCATGATTGTCCTACATGCAAACAGACAATTACACAAGATTGGAAAGAAAAACAAATATTAGAAAAACAAGTTAAAAAAGGCGACATATCTTTAGCACTAGACGATATTGAAAAGAAGATTGCGGAAACAAATGAAAAGGTAAACGAAATACTGAAAATTACCAAACATATCAATGAACATAATTCGGAGGTGATAAAACACAATGCGTCAATTACAGCAATCAACAGATACGTGGCTAAACTTAATGCAGAAATTACGGAACTCTCAACCAAAAAAGACAACCTTGAGGACGAGAACACAAAGCTTAAAGAGTTACGAGAAGAACTTGCCGGCCTTATTAAAAAGCAAAAAGAACTAGCAGATGAAAAGCAGTATTATGAATTTGCTGGAACGTTATTGAGAGACACTGGTATCAAAACGAAGATTATCAAACAGTATCTTCCAATAATGAACAAGTTGATTAACAAGTATTTGACTGCAATGGATTCATTCATCAACTTTAATCTGAATGAAAACTTTGAAGAAACTATCAAGTCAAGGCATCGTGATGACTTCAGTTACCATAATTTCTCTGAAGGTGAAAAAATGCGTATCGACTTAGCTATTTTATTCACATGGAGACAAATAGCTAAATTGAAGAACAGTGTTAATACTAATCTTCTCATATTAGATGAAGTGTTTGATTCGAGCCTAGATACTGTAGGCACTGATGAATTTTTGAAGTTGATGTATGATGTTGGACAAGATACAAATGTATTTGTTATTTCACATAAAGGTGACCAGTTGTTTGACAAGTTTAGGTCAGTGATTCGATTTGAAAAGAAAAACAATTTCTCAAGGATAGCAAAATGAGTGATATTATTAGAATTAGTACAGATGATCCAGAAGGCACAAAACTACAGCAAGTAAAAGTATTGCCGCTTGTAGCAGAAACAGATCCTATACTAGATGCAATAATGCCAGTGTTTGATTTCAGTAACCCACCTACTGATCCTGTGTTTCTTGCATCTCAGTTGGTAGAGACATGTATCTACCATAAAGGACTTGGACTATCTGCTAATCAATGTGGATTGAGATATAGAGTATTTGTAATGGGTGCAGGTAATGATTACGTTGCACACTTTAATCCAAAAATTGTCAGTGTGTCTGAAGAAAAAGTGCATATGGAAGAAGGATGCTTATCTTATCCTTTGCTATTCATTCATATCACTAGACCAGAAAGCATTACAGTAGAATATCAAGACTTCAATGGTGAAACAAAGAAAGCAATTTATTCTGGTATTACTGCTCGTTGTTTTCAACATGAACTTGATCATATGAATGGTGTTCGTTATACTAGCAAAGCAAAACCGTTAGCACTACAAACAGCCAAGAAGAAAAAAGACAAACTAATTCACCGCTATAGGAAAGCAAATGAAAGATTGGCAGCACGGGTACGAACTGGATTACCTCAAGTCGGTTGAATCACTTTATGCAGACCATAACAAGTTTGCAGATTCGCCTTTTGCTGAATACAAGAAAAACAACATTGCAGAAGATTTACACAAAGGCCTTTTGCAATTAAGTGATTCTGGTTCTCATGTCTTATCTAAGGTAAGCAAGTCATCACCCATCACAATGTATCAAGGTATTAGTATTGGAACTAAAGTACCTGGTGATTATGTGATTACCAAACTTCGTGGCACTGATGATTATATTGAAGATGTTTGTAAGAATGCAGAAGGTAACACTTGGCTATATGGTTGGGCAGAAGATAAAAATACCAGACATATTGTACAACAACATTTAGAATACATTGGTGCCAAGATCACCACATTTGGTGAAATCTACAGTGTCTACTTTAAAGAAGGTGTAATACCAAGGTCTTTTCCAAAGGTCGATCCTGTCGAAAAGATTGCCATAAAACAGTTGAATATTCCTGTCGATTCTGATATCATAGAACAAATTGCAGCTAAACTAGAAAACCTAAATATTAAATTCCAGAATCATTACAGCAACTACAACAAGAAAAAATCTTGGTCAGCAATATCTCTGCGTGGTTATACACCAGATATTATGCGTATTGAAAAACCTGTAGAGATGAGTAAGAAATGGAAAGAGGAACATAAAGATGAAGAATTTTATCTTCAAGATACTTACCTTCGTAAAGAGTTTCCAGAAATTGAAAGATTACTTGAGTTTCTGGGTGATGCAGAACTCCATCGTATTAGGTTCATGCGTCTTGTTCCTGGCGGTGGTGAGCTTACCCGTCATACAGACCAAGTGGATCCAGATTCTGGTCTTAACATTGATTGTTTATCTAGGTTGCACTTTCCTATTCGAACTAATCAAAAAGTCAGGTTTGGTGTTTGGGAACCAACAGGAGACAAAAAAGAAGTAAACATGAAAGTTGGTGAGTGTTGGGTTCTCGATACAAGAAAGCCACATACAGTTATTAATGAAGGCAATGAAGATAGAATACACCTAGTTGTTGATGTGAAAACTACAACCAAATTGAAAGAGTTGATATTACAATGAAATGGTTTTATGAAAAGAATAGAGAACTCATAGATTCTCCTGTCAATAAATACTTTGAAGAAGTTCTTTGGATGTCCAAAGATGAATTTCGTCAATGGGTAATTGACCTTCGCAAGACTGTTGTAGATTTATGGGATAATCATAATCTTCCACCAAGAGTTGGCTATGATGAGCAAGAAATCATAGAACAATTCAATCAAATGCATTCTTTCCCTGTACATAAGTTTGAAGTGATAGATGAATTAACGGGCGAAAAAGATGTAATTAGAAATACAAGTGTAGTAGGTAATGCTGTCAATCAATGGTTTCCTACCATGATGAAAACTCGTATTAACTATACGAAAAAAGATGACGGTAAATCTATATACGATTATTTTGCAAAGGGCGAATTACTTGACACATTTATCACATATGCTACCCGTCATTTTAAACGGGATTCTTTTTACCATTATTCTTTTGTTGCTAAATCGAACGAGATTGAGCGTTATGGATATCTTCCTGTATCCGATGATGCTATTGGATGGATTAATGAATTTGAGAAAGAGTATAGGAAGCAAGAAAAGTGGGACTACTGGCTCCAACCAAAAGACATAGATAAAGAATACACTGGCTATAATGAAGAATTAAAAAATCAAAAATATCTAATTATACATAAAGATGATATAGAGAAATTAGATATACCAGAAAAATGCAAGACTAATGTTGATTATGCTAAATCTGAGTATTATCAAATTCGCCCATATGAGTTTAAACAAAAATTATTTCCTGTTGGATTGAAAGCGTTTCGTGTTTCGTTCTGTCAATATGCTGTTAACTTTCCACCACTAACTGCAAAGTACTTGTATGAAAAATTTACTGAGCACCTTGTTGGACAATCTCTTATCCGCATTTATGATCCTTCTTCTGGTTGGTCTGGGCGCCTGCTTGGTGCTATGTCTATTAGTGATAACAGGAATATTTTATACGTTGGGACTGATCCTAATACCGATCATAATACTAGCCCAGGTCGTACAAAATATCATGAAGTTGCCGACTTCTATAGAAAAAATGTAAGAAAAGGTGGTCTCTGGGAAGATGAACATAGTCACACACAAACAGAAATTTATCAGTTAGGTTCTGAAGTAATACGAAATGATCCAAACTTTCAAAAGCACAAAGGCAAACTTGATCTTGTCTTTACATCACCACCTTACTTTGCTAAAGAAGCGTATTCAGAAGATCCAACACAATCATATAAAAAGTTTGGACAGTATGAGGAATGGAGAGAAGGCTTCTTACGACCCACACTTGAAACTGCTGTTGAATGGTTACGGTCTGATCGTTATCTGTTGTGGAATATTGCCGATGCTGTATTTGGAGGTGATATGTTACCACTTGAAGAAGATAGCAGAAAAATTTTAGAAGAACTTGGTATGCAATACAAAGGTAAACTAAAAATGTCTTTGGCTCAGATGCCTGGTGGTAATCGTGTAGATTCTGAGACTGGTTTACCAAAAGCAAAAAACTTCTGTAAAGTTAATGGTATGTGGTTGAAATATGAACCGGTATTTGTTTTCTACAAACCATAAGTTTACCACTAAAAAGCTTGACACACACACTACATAATGATATGATTTGAAAACTTGCTAACAAGCAAGGCACTTTAATTTGTTATTTTTTACTAGGAGATTGATTATGGCAACTAAGCTATCTGCAAAACAACGCATGTTGAATGCTCTCAAGCAAACTGAAGGCTACAACACTTTCACAGTAGCACAAGCACAACGCCGTTTTGGTGTTCAAAATGTTTCTCAGCGTATTGAAGAACTACGCAAGGAAGGCTACTGCATCTACACTAACACAAAAACACTTGATGATGGCAGCAGAGTAAAGTACTACAAAATGGGTACGCCTACTCGCAAGCTTGTTCAAGCAGCACTCAAAGGTGGATTTAGTTTTGCTAACTAATCCATAACAAACGAAGAAGGAGACCTACCTTTGGTAGTCTCCTTTTTTTACATCTAGAGGTCAAAATGGAAATAAGTATTAAAACAGAAGAACTAAGAAAAAAAAGCATATTCATAGCAACACCTATGTATGGTGGTATGAATCATGGCCTTTACATGAAAGCTTGCCTTGATCTACAAGGTATGTGTATGCAATACGGTGTTGCTACTAAGTTTTCATTCCTATTCAACGAATCCTTAATCACAAGAGCAAGAAACTATCTTGTTGACGAATTTCTAAGTCGTTCTGACTGCACACATCTGTTATTTTTAGATTCAGATATCAGTTTTGATCCTAGAGATGTTATTGCACTATTGGCTTTGGACAAAGATGTTATTGGTGGTCCATATCCCAAAAAAGCAATCAAATGGAAAAATATTAAGACTGGGATGCAAAAACATCCTCAGTTGGAAGCACAACAGTTAGAAAAACTTGCTGGTGATTTTGTTTTTAATCCAGTTAAAGGTACCGCACAGTTCAGTGTCACAGAACCACTTGAAGTTATGGAAATTGGTACTGGTTTCATGATGGTGAAGCGTGAAGTATTTGCAAAATTTGCAGAAGCATATCCTCACCTTAACTATAAACCAGATCATGTGGGCCAAGCACATTTCGATGGCAGCAGACACATTCATGCCTATTTCGATACAGTCATCGACAAAGGTTATACTTTTGAAGATGCACATCAATTGCTTCAGAAGGCAGCAAAAGGAGAAGATGTAGAATCTGAAGCAAAGAAACTTCTCGATAAAGAGAAAGAAGCATCACATCGTTATCTGTCTGAAGATTACATGTTTTGTCAATGGTGGAGAAACATTGGTGGAAAGATTTATCTGTGCCCATGGATGAAAACTGCCCACATTGGAACTTATCATTTCAATGGTGATATGCCTGCTATTGCAAACTTTGTCGGAGAAATGTAATGGGAGAAGGTCGTAAATATGATGGAGGTAAACTAGAATATGGTTTACTTCCACCATTAGCACTAGAAGAAACTGTCAAGGTTCTCACTTTTGGTGCTCAAAAATACGAACGAGATAATTGGAAAAAAGTACCTGATTCTAAACGTAGATATTTTGATGCAATGGAAAGACATATCTGGGCATGGAAAAAAGGCGAACAACTTGATCCCGAATCTGGAATACATCACTTGGCACATGCTATGTGCTGCTTGATGTTTCTGTATGAACATGATATACTATACTCACTTGAACTAGATAATGAGGAAACAAAATGAAACTTTCAAATGAAACACTAACAATTTTAAAGAATTTTTCTAGCATCAATGCTGGAATTCTATTTAAGCAAGGTAAGACTTTATCCACAGTGTCATCAACTAAAACTGTTCTGGCACAATGTACACTACAAGAAGAATTTCCACAAGAGTTTGCAATTCACGATTTGACTAATTTTCTTTCTGTTCTATCACTCAGCAAAGATACACCAGAACTTGACTTCGATGATCAGCATATTATCATCAAAGCTCTTGGTGGAAGAAGTAAGATTAAGTATCGTTTTGCCGATAAGAAAATGATCATAACCCCACCAGACAAAGCAGTTGTTATGCCGTCTGAAGATGTATCATTTACTTTGAACGAGAGTGATTATGATTGGATTACAAGAACAGCAAATGTCTTGAACTCTCCTCACGTTGCTATTGAAGGTAAGAATGGTAAGCTAAGAATATCTTCCTTTGATGCGAAAGATGATGCTGCAAATATCAACTCTGTTGATATTGACGATACAGATAAAGCATTTAAGTCTGTATTTAAAACAGAAAATTTGAAAATGATTCCTGGTAGCTATGATGTAACTGTTTCATCAAAAGGAATCGCACATTTCAAAAATAAAAATGTGGCGATTGAATATTGGATCGCTATCGAAAAAGACGCATCTAACTTTGAAGGATAATTATGTTACTTACATTTACAGAAGCAGAAACTAAAAACGCTATTGCAATTAATCCAAAAAATGTCGCATCAGTTTTTACTTTGGTGAAAGCGTCATCTCCAGAAATGGAACCATATCTTGGAAAAACTGTTATGATATTGATTAATGGTAATGTTATTGTTGAAGAAGAATATTTGGAAGTTGTTGGTAGAGTAAACGCTGAATTGCAGTAACGTGTTTTATATTTTTATTATGGAGATTGTGAATGGACGACCAAATTCTTTGGGTAGAGAAGTATCGCCCTCGTAAAGTAGAAGATTGTATTCTTCCCGATAACATCAAAACAACATTTCAGGAGTATGTAGGCAGAAAAGAGATTCCAAATCTTCTTCTGTCTGGTTCTCCTGGTGTTGGAAAAACTACGATAGCAAAAGCACTTTGTAATGAAGTGGGTTGCGATCATATCGTTATCAATGGTTCTGACGAATCGGGTATCGATGTTCTACGAAACAAAATCAAAAATTATGCATCAACAGTAAGCTTGACTGGTGGTAGAAAAGTCATTATTATTGATGAAGCTGATTATCTAAATCCAAATTCAACTCAACCTGCTCTACGTGGAGCGATTGAAGAATTTGCATCAAACTGTTCTTTCATTTTTACTTGTAACTTCAAGAATAGAATTATTGCACCTATTCATTCTCGTTGCACAGTCATTGATTTCAAGATCAACGGTAACAAAGCAAAACTTGCTGCACAATTTTTAAAGAGAATTGAATGGATTCTTTCTGAAGAAAACATCAAATACTCTAAAGATGTTGTTGCTGCTGTCATTATGAAGCACTTTCCAGATAATCGTAGAATTTTGAATGAACTTCAAAGATATGGTGTATCTGGAACTATTGATGAAGGCATTCTTGCTTCTGTTTCGGACATTCAAACTAAAGAACTGATCACAGCACTAAAAGAAAAAGATTTCGGTTCTGCTCGTAAATGGGTTACAAATAATCTAGATAATGATCCTACACTTGTTTATCGTAAGCTCTATGATAGCATGTATGATTATTTGAAGCCTAGTTCTATTCCTCAAACTGTCTTGATTCTGGCGAAATATCAGTATCAATCTGCTTTTGTTTCAGACCAAGAAATCAATCTTGTTGCCTGTCTGATTGAACTGATGGCAGATTGTGAGTTTGTATAATGCCTGATCTATTCAAAGATATCGTACCATCGATTCTTCAGACCAAGCAGAATGTCTTGGTAGAAGAACATGATGAAAAAGACTATAATTCGTATATCGTCAATCGGGCACTATCCTATCATTTAGACTGTGTTCCGTATGCGAATCAGATAAACCAGGTTCATTTTGTCGATAAAAAACTACAGTATCACTATCTTCTAAATAGTATTAGGCAGATGAAACGAAAGTTTCAACCGTGGCAGAAGTCTGAGGAAGATAAGAATCTTGCTTGTGTGAAAGAGTATTTTGGGTATTCTGATAGCAAAGCCAAAGAGGCTCTCCGGATCTTATCTGATGAACAAATCGCTTATATAAAAACAAAAACAGATAAAGGCGGAGTGAGGAAATAATGATTCGTATAGAAGATATGGTTGAAGTGACGCTAAATGAGAAAGATGATTTTCTGAAGATTCGTGAAACATTGACTCGTATTGGTGTTGCATCCAAAAAAGAAAAGTTGCTCTATCAATCTTGCCACATCTTACACAAGCAAGGAAAGTACTATATCGTACATTTCAAAGAATTGTTTGCGTTAGATGGCAAACCTACGGATATTACGGAGAATGATCTGGCACGTAGGAATACGATTGCTTTGCTACTAGAAGATTGGGGACTCTTAAAACTTGTAAATGCAAAAAAAGCAGAGGATCTACAAGTCAGCTTATCGCAAATCAAGATTATTGGTTTCCGTGAGAAAGACGAATGGCAACTAGTACCAAAATACAATATTGGTAAAAAAGCAAAAAAAGATTGACAAAAAATCCTTAGTGTGATATAAATATGAGTGTAGATGCCTTTCGGGTCTACACTTTTATTAACTCGCTTAACTAAGGAGACTTTCATGACTCTTGCTAATCTATTCCCTTCCCGTTCAGCTTATGAGCCATTTACTGTTGGTTTCGACAAGCTATTTGATCAGCTTCAAGATACCGCAAACAACATTGCAAAAAATGCTCCGAACTGGCCACCATATAATATCAAGAAAGTAAAAGACAACAAGTATGTCATTGAAATGGCAGTTGCTGGCTTTGCTAAATCTGATATTGAAGTTACCGTAGAAGGAAACAAGCTTGTTATCAAGGGTGCTTCTCAAGATAACGAAGCAGAAGATTACCTATTCAAAGGAATCGCTAATCGTGCGTTTCAACGCACCTTCACTATTGCTGACAAAGTAGAAATCAAAGATGCAGAAATTGTTAACGGAATGTTAAGAGTTTGGCTAGAAAATCTTTACCAAACTCAAGAATCTGTTAAGAAAATTGCAATTAAAGACGCTACAGATACCAAATCTGAGTAATGGCAATAATGGTGGGGTGCAATGCCCCACCTCTTGACAATTGAGATTTGCTTTGATATACTACATACATCATGAAGAAAACTGTTCAAAAACCCAAAGAAATTCTACAAAAGGTCCGTAATCGACTTCACATTGATGAGGTCTATTATACCTACTCTCATTGGCCCACAAAGGACATTGATGGTGTTACATTTCTTCCTATCATTAGAGAAATAAGTGAACATCCCAAAGTTTTTTATATGCGTAAAGACAACTTGGAGTATATCAAATGATTTTGAATAAATTATCACAGGCAATGTATAGCCGAAGAATTTTTAATCCTAAGAATAAAAAAGACTTAGATGCATATGGTTATTTTATTCGCAATAGCAAGTGGGAGAATGGTTGTCCATTCTGGCTTGAGTGGCCATATCAAAGTGTGCCTGCTATGATCAAAGATAAAATTGTTCGTGACATGTTTAATGTAGATAAGGAACAATTAGTATGAAAAGATACATGGTTGAAACTGTGAGTATTTTTCGACACCGTTATGTTGTTGAAGCCAAAGAATCAGATCATGCATGTGATGAAGTTATTTGCAATGATGGTAAACTGAAAGAGTTTTCTCAGTATCATGTAGATGAAAATATCTGGTCTGTTGCTGAACTTAATGATGATCAAGAATACCTTGAGATGTTTGATATGGACAATGAATATCTCAAAGAATGGGATAACGAAAAGAAATTTTCATTCGTTAATAAGATAAACTACGAAGAATAACTGGCGTTAGTACAAGGGATAGTACAGTGGCCTTCTAAGCCTCTGATCCAGGTTCGAGTCCTGGACGCCGGACCAAGTAGGGCCGGAAGCTTAACTGGTATAAGCGTCCGACTCATAATCGGGGGACAGAGAGTTCGAGTCTCTCCCGGCCCACCAACAAATATGAAACAAAAATATATTAGAGCATACATGGATGTAGCAAAACGATTTGCTGAATTATCACCAGCAAAGCGGCTACATGTCGGCGCCATCATTGTCAAAGATGATAGGATTATCTCTATTGGCTATAATGGTATGCCACCAGGTTGGTCAAATATATGCGAAGATGTTACGGAAGAAGGAACACTAAAAACTAAGCCAGAAGTGATTCATGCTGAAGCTAACGCCATAGCTAAACTAGCAAAAAGCACAGAATCTGGCAAAGATGCTACCATGTTTCTTACTCATGCACCATGTATTGATTGTGCCAAGCAGATTTTTACTGCTGGTATTAATACTGTTTACTATGCTCAGGAATACCGTTCTACTGATGGATTACAGTTTCTAAGAAGATGTGGTGTGAACATTATATACACACCAGAGCCGTCAGAAGGGTCGGAGAGAGGTTAGAATATAAATACTGATGCTTAGGGTAACTAAAGGAAAACCCATGCAATTCAGAATCAAAAAATGTCCAGATAAAGACTTCAGACCATATGTTCTCGAAGCAGCCTCTTTTTTTGCAAAAGAATTAGTTCCTAGTGCAAGAATCCGTAATAACTGTAAAGTTACCATCAAGTTTAATCCTAAAATAAACGAATATGGATATGCAAGTATCCAGAAGTTTAACAGCAGAAAACAGCCTAGACAATTTCTAATAGAAATACATTCTGGAATAGGAGCAAGAAATATATTAGAAACCTTGGCTCATGAGATGATACATGTCAAACAATATATCATGAATGAAACTGACGATGGATTGACTAGATGGAAGAATAAGAAGATTAATTCTGAAAAAGTTGACTATTGGGATCACCCATGGGAAATAGATGCATATGGTAGAGAACAAGGATTGCTGTATAGGTTTACTGTGATGCATGAATTGTGGAATGTATTTACGGAGTTCAAGAATCCTGCTGAACCAATAGTTTCAATTCCGATAAGATGGAAAATTAGTTAAAAAA